AATTTTAATAAACTCTTTCAGTAATTTTCTATTTCCCAACATTTCCTTTTTCATTTTTCCGACTTCGACACCCGGATCAATTTTATCCATTACACAATAAACAATCCATTCTTCGTTTTCTTCTACTACTTCTCGTTTCCAATTTTTTGACCACTCTTTTTTTTCCTTGTCTATTTTAACTAATCTAAAATTTGATACTATACGCTTCATACCAATTTTGTTTAACCCAAACATTTCCTTACATTCATCAATGACACAATAATCTCTATTGTAATTCATAGACTTTCTACTTTCTTTCCAGATTTTTCCATCAACTTCAAAACACATTACTTTATTTCCACATGTTGTTTCAGTACACAACCGAATAGTTGGATCGGCGCCACACCATCCGATTTCAAGATATTTTTCCAAATCATTAAAGTTTGAACTACCTCTCATTTTTTTTATCTTTTTATATTTTTCATCACGAATTTGCGAACGTGTTTTTTCTGACTTATCATCTTTTCCAAACGCAATTTTTATGTTTTCTACCTTTTTTTCTTTTTCCACCTTTTTTGCTTTTGGTTTTTTTCCATCACCGATTTCAGCCTTCTTATCCATATAAAATTGTTTGTATAATGGAAACTTTTCTTCACCCAAAATAGATGTGTCTTCATCTTCAACAAAAGCTCCAACTTTACTAAACTTTTCCAAAGTATATTTTTTACTTACATGCCAATCTTTCAAAACATAATCATCTAATTCCAAAAACTTTCGTTCCACCAAATTATCCAAAACATTACAACTCTCCATATTTTTATCAAATCCACCCATATCTTTATCAAAATCAATTTCATTTCTTTTCCACATTATTGTTCCAAACCAAACCGCAAAATAATATCTTTCTTTCATATTTTTTCTGCTCAACATTTCCATTGCAAAATCCCAGAGTTTTATCAACTTTTCGTTTTCACAAAAGTCTCTAATTATTTCCATAAACAAATACAATCCTTCATATCGTCTATACCTTTTACCTACTTTTTCAAATTTAATCATCTTTATCAAAACATCCAAAATTTTTTCGTCATAAGTATTCAAATATTCAATCAGTTTTTCACCTAATTTCAAAATTTCTTCATTATCGCCTTTTTTTTGATACCTTAGTACTTTTTTTACAGGAACGAGTGACAAATCCAGATTATCAGGATTGTTTCTCCACCAACAATTCATATAGCTGATGCTTCTACCTTTTTTCCCTTCAATGACAATTCTACAAAAATCAAATATTTTGTTATAATCTTTCCTGTCGCTTTTTTCAAACTCTTCCAATTTTTGTATTCCAAGTAGAGTTCTGTCGATCTCTGTGCAACTTATATCTTCCATTAGCAAAATTCTCAGACGGTTCAACAAATTTGTTACTAAACCTTTTCCTTTTTCATTAAACCGAAACAACATCATTTCAATCGCACACCACAAAAATTTTTCAGACTCATTTCTGCGAAAATATTTGCAAATACCGCTTTTCAGCGCGTTGCTTTTGTAGCCGAAATAGCTTTTGTTATTAAAACATGTGTGGACCACCATGCCATTAATTTTATCTTGGAATTCGTCCATTTTTGATTGCTGGTTTTCGGAATGCCCGACTGTCGCCATGTTGATTATAAATACTATTAAAAAATAAATTTGAATCAATTTTATTTTTTAATGACGACGTTTTCCTTTTGTTTCCTTATGTTTCCTCCGCGACTTTCCTTTTTGTTTGCTCTTTTTATTATTTTTGGATTTTTTACGTGATTTAGTTTGTTTTTTATGACGTCTAGGTCTTCTCTTTTTAATTCCTCCAACCGAATGACGTCGTTGATGAGACAAATTTTGCTGTGGCTCATCTTGGGGGTCTCTTAATGTTGCTAATCTTAATGCTGCTAATCTTCTTTGAAAATTTTCCATGCTTCCATTATTTTCTTGAACAGGTGGTTCTGGAAATTGATTATTGAAGCGATCTTCATCTTGTATTCTTTGAATCGCTGCCCTTCTTGCAGCCGCAGCACGAAGAGTTTGACCGGTTGGAACAAGCCCACCCTTTTGTCTTTTTCTGCTAGCTACTTTATTTGGCATATATATATATATATGTAAAGATATTTACTAGAAATAGAAATTTAAACATAATAATGTATAATTATTATATTTAGATGGGGGGATCTGTTTCTACACAGAATATTAATTTTGAAGATATGCAATATGCTCAAAAGCAGGGACAACAATATATTATTATTAATACTCTACCTTCAAACGAACAATCATGCTTAATACAATGTTCAATTAATTGTAAAGAAGAAGAATCAACTATTAACAATCTATTATCAAATAACAAATCAGTCAATATTATTGTTTACGGAAAAAATAGTAATGATAAAACAATTTATAATAAAATAAATCAACTTATCGAACTTGGGTTCTTTAATATATATTTATATATAGGTGGAATGTTTGAATGGATGTTATTGCAAGACATTTACGGGAGTGAATTATTCCCTACTACTACTAATGAACTAGATATTATACAGTTTTCCCCTAAAAAGAAATTAAATGTAAAATCTCTTTCTTATTCATAACTAATTCTGCAAAACGATACAATTACATATCTCTCTCCGCTAGTTATTGGACGAGCACCATGTTTATGAGTTAAATTTCCTGGATGAATTGTTACATGACCTGCGGGACTTTTAACAAGTGTTTCATGTTCAGGAAAAAAGGTACCACCTCCTTCATAATCGTCCAATTCAGACAAAGTTGTTAGTATAGTAAATACGGACGCATCGTGATGTAATTTTAAAAATCCTTGAATTTCTGGACGATATCTTATTATAAAAGTTTCATGGGTAATATTTGATTTTGTCACATTTGCATCATATAACGCATCAACCGCGTGAAATGCTACATTTTTAAGGATTGTATCGTAAATATTCGCAAGGTTAGAATTATATGTTTCAATTAAAATGTCATTTGTAGGATAAAATTTATGCCGCCCATTAGTCCATTCTGTGAAACCCTTTAAATTGTCTATTAATTCTTTACAAAACTTCTTTGAAAATACTGGCATTGTGAAGACACCAAAACTATGCTTGTTAGCCACTAGTTTATAATCAAAATGTGGGATAAGTTCACTAGATAAGTATTCCTTATCCCACCTTTCATCGGTATACTTAAATATTGAAGATTTTTCTTCCATTATATATAAAAAATTTTATTTTTTAAATAATTTTATTAATAAAGTTTTAAAGTAAAAGTATATTTAAATATTATCACTATTTATACTCTCTGTAGGGGCGTTGTATCAATATATGGTTGAACCCGCCCATCAGCCGCTTCCGCATCAGCGGCTCTTTTGTAGATAAAGCCCTCAATCTGTTCAATCCACAAATCTATAATTTTAGGGTTTTTTTCACTATCGGGATTTCCATCTATTGTAAACACAGTGGTTGAATAATCTAGATTTGATATCCAATCTTTGTGATATCTTTCACATTCCTTAAGATATTCTAGTGGAATTTCTTCACCTTCACGTGATCGCTTCGCAATTCGTTCAAAGCATGTTTCTGGTGTAACATCAAGATAGACAATCCCATGTACCGGAGTTTCTTCTAGAAATTCATCAAACCATTTAAGATAAATAGCATATTCAATTTCATTAATCTTCTTTGAATCATAAAGCATTTTTGCAAAGACATTACGATCTGTATGAACACAACGTTCAGTTATAATCAGTGAATTTGGATTTTCCTTAATTGTTTTCTTAAGAATTGACAATCGTGAAATATATGCCATCATTTGAAAAGCAAAAGACCATGTTTTTTGGTCTCCGTAAAACTTTTCTAGAATTGTTACCCCTGTTTCATCTACAATGGTTTTCCAAATCTCAACTGGTTCCTGGAGAAATACAATATTTTTAAATTTGCGATCCCAAAAGAATTTTGAATTTTGTCCAAAAAGCCGTTTACGGGCTTCTTCAACCAGAGTGGATTTCCCTGAGCCAATATTACCATCGAAACTGAGAACTAGAGGCGCCATCGTGTTTAATTGTATTATATATTTACCTTTATATTTTGATTCAATTATTTCGGAAATCAAAAAATAAAACGAATACATAAAAAAAATTGATTTAGATAAAGTTGAATTATATAATAGTATCACAACATGGATCTTACACAGCGCAAGTTAACTAAAGCCGAATGGGAAGGAATTGAGGTTCCGGTCAATGAAAAAGAGCAGGAAATTCTCGAACTCATGAAAAAAGGTTATCATGATGTTATGATAAAATATAACAAAACACATTCATTGCTATCTCATTCTAGGATAGTTGCTACGCCTGCCATTCACCTTTTCATGTACGAAAAGTATTTTGAAAAGGGTATTAAAAAAATGTGCAAAAAGTATGAATTGACATTTGATGTTAAAAAATCTAAAAAGTTTGTTCTTAAAAAAGCGGACCAATTTCGTATTGATAATGTTGATTCAAGTATTCTACGGGATCAAGAAAATATCTATGAATTTATTATACTACATTTGATAACTAATATTCTAAAAAATCAAAAAAAAACAACATGGACTTTCTATTTGTATACAATGAATAGAATGAGACAATTTGCGGTTAAAGATAAAAATGTATACATCGAACAATTTGCAGAACTAATTTGGCAACATTTTCAGCCTAAAATTAATATTGTTGATGTGATAAGTCAGGGAAAACAATTAATTGAATCAAATAAATATATTTCTAAAAATCGCGATATTCAGCTATATGATCATCAGAAAAAATTGTATACGCTTTTTGAACAACCTACACCTAAACTTATTCTTTACATTGCTCCAACAGGTACTGGAAAAACAATGTCTCCAATAGGACTTTCTGAAAAATACAAAATTATATTTGTATGTGCTGCTAGACATGTTGGTCTAGCCTTGGCTAGATCTGCTATCTCTGCTGATAAAAAAATTGCTTTGGCATTCAATTGTAAAGATGCAGAAGATATTAGGCTTCATTATTCTGCTGCGAAAGAATACACTAGGCATAGAAGAAGCGGTGCTATCCGTAAAGTAGACAATACGGTTGGTGATAAAGTTGAAATTATTATTTGTGATATCAAATCTTACTACCCGGCTATGCTTTACATGCTAGCATTCAACAAAAAAGATGAAATTATTACCTACTGGGACGAACCAACTATCACAATGGATTACGAGCAACACGAATTTCATGACATCATTAAGAAAAATTGGCAGAAAAACCTTATACCAAGAATAGTTCTTTCTTCAGCTACTCTACCACAAGAGCATGAAATTCATTCAACAATTTCGGATTACAGAATAAAATTTGGAGGCGATGTTCATTCCATTATCAGTCACGATTGTGACAAATCAATCCCCATTCTTACAAAAGAAAGTCTGGTATATCTTCCCCATTTTAGTTACGAAACTCATGCCCAAGTTATGCCCGCTATTAATCACTGCCAAAGTTATAAAACACTTATGCGATACATGGACTTGGGTGAAATTATCAAATTTATTATGTTTATTAATGAACACTCAGATTATCTTAAAAATGAACGTTATACTATTTCAAACTACTTTAGAAGTATTGATATGGTAACAATGATTGGTATTAAAGAATATTATCTTAAAATCTTTAAACATATAGATCCTGAAAAATGGTCGCTAATTTACCAATATTTCAGTAAAATAGAAAATAGAAGCAAACCATTTGACTCTAATATTTACATTGCAACCAGCGATTCACACACTCTTACAGATGGTCCTACAATTTTCCTTGCGAATGATGTTTCTAAAATTGCAAAGTTTTATCTACAGACAGCAAAAATTCCAGAGAAGGTTGTCACAGATATTGTGGAAGCAATTCAATGGAATGATCGCCTTAATGCTGAAATTACAAAATTAGAACAGGCTTTTGATGACGGCACTGCTAAAGATGCTGAAAAGGAAAAAAAAATGACTAATGACAATCGTCTGGCACCAGAAATGCGACAACTTAAAGACAAAATAGAAAGTTTAAGATCTGGTATTAAATCAACTTCATTGAATGATCTATTTGTCCCGAACCGACGAGAGCATATTAGAAAATGGGCTAGTGATAAACAAATTGGTGACGTATTTACATGCGAGATTAGTGATGATATTGTTGTTAGATTAATGAGACTCTCCGATATTGATTATAGCTGGAAATTGCTATTGTTAATGGGAATTGGCGTGTTTACTAATCACGAAAGTGTTGGCTACACCGAAATTATGAAAGAATTGGCAACAACGCAAAAACTATTTATGATTATTGCTTCAACTGATTATATTTATGGCACAAATTATCAATTCTGTCATGGATATATTAGTAAAGACCTCGAATCAATGACACAAGAAAAGGCAATTCAGGCGGTTGGACGTGTTGGGAGAAATAATATTCAGCAAGAATATTCGCTGCGTTTTAGAGACAATAATTTAATTACAAAATTGTTCACAAAACAAGAAAATAAGCCTGAGGTAAGAAACATGAACCGGTTATTTAATTCAGAATA